AGTAATGTGCGATTGCGGTCCTTCGGGGCCGTTTTTGTTTGGAGGCCCCATGAAGCGATATTTCCTCCTCTCCGCCCTGTTCCTGCTGATCTGCGCGCCCGCGGGGGCCGCGTCCCTCGAGCGGCTCGAGATCAGCGCGGCGTTCGCTCCGCCGCACAACGAGCCAGTCGTGCAGGACTTCGTAGCCCGCTACAAGGTCGAGGCCGATGGTTCCGTACGGTTCTGGAAGCGTGTCACAGCCGACCTGAACGTGAAGGCGTGGGGGTTGCAGGACTGGAGGACGCCGGAGCAGGTGGGCCACGGCTTTCCGGACGCCTGGAGGGGGTCGGATTGGGGCGTAAAGACCATCCGGCTCGACTACACGGCGAAGATCGGCGTGGACGTCTACGGCCTCGTCCAGTTGTTTGTTGAGCACCAGAAGTGGGGATACGTGTCGTCTGTCCTTCCGTCCTCGCATATCTCCGAATACTACTGGCTCACAGGCGTCCGCTGGAGGATGAAGTAGATGACCGTAATCCTCGACCCCACGACTCAGGCGCAAGCGAACGCTGCATTTACGCGATCGGCCATCCTGTACGAGTTCTACCTCACGGCAACGCAGTATTTCACTTCCTGCGATCGCCCTCTGTTGTACGGGGGAAGCACCTATTACCCCTTCCCGATCCAGATCGGCGAGGTGAAAAAATCATCCGTCGGATTGACGGATGACGTGACCCTCGTGCTGTCAAACGTCACCAGGGAAATCTCCGCGCTGCTCCTGGCCGAATCGTTCGCCGGAAAACGCGCCGTGATCCGCCGGGTGTTCCTCTCCGACGACTATACGATCACGGTCCCGTTCATCGTGTTCGACGGGCTGATGGACGATATTACCGGGAAAGAGGACAAGGACACAGCAACGATCCTCGTGACCCTACGGACGGACCTGGCGTACTGGCAGAAATCTCTCCCGGGACGGCAGTACCAGGCGACGTGCTCGTGGGCGTTCAAGTCCGCCGGCTGTGGGTACTCCGGCGCAGAGACGTGGTGCAACCGGACATGGGAGCGTTGCAAGGCCTTGTCGAATCAAGCCCACTTCTCCGGGTTCCGACATCTGCCGAAACTGGAATCCTCCCCTGTCTGGTGGGGGAAGGCGGATCCTGCCGGCGCTACAACAGGCCAACACGTCCCGATCCAATGGTGGCGGTAGGATGCAGGAATCGGAAATCTTCCGCATTATTCAGCCGCTGATCGGGAAACCTCATTCCGAGGTCCCCTGTTGGAAGATCGTCGACCTTCTCTATGGCGTGCCTCTTGGGGGCGCGATCGAGGTCTCGCCTGAATTCGTCCAGGTGGGGGATGTAGTGGTGTTCGGGAAAGAAGAAAAATCACTCGTGCCCGATTATTCCATCGGCGTCTATCTTGGCAACGGGAAGATCGTGACGTCCTTCAAGGAACTCGGGGTGTTGCTCGTTCCTTGGCGGTTCGTAAAGAATTTATTCGTCGGGGGGCTGCGCGTTGGGTAAGCAGGTCCTGGGGTATATCCTCATAGGTGTTGCCATTGTAGCGACGATCTTCGCTCCGGCGGGGATGGGGTACTGGGCCAAAATAGCCTATTTCGGAGCGGCCATGGCGATGTCTGTCGGCGGCTCCATGCTCCTGAACCAGGTTGCGAAGAAGGAAATGGCGGAGCAGCTCGCCCGGGCGCAGAGCGTCACCGCAGGACTGCAAGCGAACACCCGTACCTCCCAGGCTCCGATCCCGGCGATCTACGGATGGCAGAAAATCGGCGGGAATTATCTCTACATGAAGGCCGTCGGATCCAATAACAACGAACTCCATTGCGTCCTGGGGCTGTGCGAAGGGGAGATCGGCGGGATCGAGAAGATGTACTTTGGCGACACGCTGGTATGGGATAGAACCGGCGCGTTGAAAACCTCGTACTTTTTCAACTTCACTATAGATTACCGACTCGGGACCAGCAGTCAGTCTTATTTCTCACAGGTTAATGCGATTGATGCGGACTTCGAAGACACGTATCCAAACACGGCCGTCGTGTATCTGAAGCTGATCTACGATCAGAACTTGTGGCAGGGAGTGCCGCAGGTCAAATTCATCATCCGCGGCAGAAAGGTGTACGACCCCCGGGATACCACGACGAAATGGACGCAAAACGGTGTCCTGCAGTTTCGGGACATCATGACGAATCAACGGTTTGCCGCCGGGATCCCGGAAACGAAAATGGACGATATCGCCATCGGCGAGGCGGCCAACTACGCCGACCAGGTGGTAACGCGCACCACCCCCCTGGACGTGTCCGAGTTTCTTCGGTACGGCTGGGGTGACTTGCACAGCGATGTGATGTATTCGTGGACTGGCACCCACACCGTTTATTGGGGGAATGTCTGCCCTGGCACGCTCTCGATCGGGGGAGTCGGGTACGACGACGGCGCCGGAAATATCACAGGAGGGGGATTCGCAGGGACGATCAACTATGAGACGAACCTCCTTACGATCACGTCGGCTCCGGGTTTTCCTGATGAGAATTGTTGGGCCATTACGTTCCGGGATGGCTGGTACCACATGGACGACTATCTCCAGTACGCTCCGGTCGTCCCGGGATCGGTTTCTTTTTCCTCGGCAGAGGAAACGGTTTCGGACAACGGCCTTGGAGTGCTCACGGGATCTCTCGGTGGGTCGGGAACGATCGACTATACAACCGGGCGGATGATCTTCAACTGGAAACTGGCTCCTCCTCGGTATGATCCGATCAATGTTGCGTATCAAACCGGCTCCGGACCGAGGTTCCTGACGAACTATTTCGCCATCGACGGCGGGTCGGTGCTGGACTCCATCCGGTCCCTGCTGTCGCAGTTCCGGGGGTACCTGGTTTACTCCGGCGGGTATTACGCGGTGAAGATCGATAAGCCGGAAACCACCGTCGCGGCGTTCCAATCCGGTGGGGATGAAGACGGGACGAACAACATCATCGACGGATCGTTCTCATGGCAGGTTCCTGGGATTTCGGAGATCCCTACCCGGGTTCGGGCAAAGTGGATCGACCCGATGGAAAATTGGGCGGTCAAGGATTACATAGTGGACCTCCCGGGGATCGATTCCGACCGACGGGAATTGACCCTTGAACTGTACTCCTGCACGAACATCGACGTGGTGGAGCGGATCGCGAGGACTCACGCCGCCCTGATAGGCAGCTCCATCCGGTGCATGTTCAAGACGAACCTCCAGGGGCTGATTCTCGAACCGGGCAGCAAGGTAACAGTCACGCACCCGGCGGCGGCATGGACGGATAAGGAGTTTCGTGTTGTGGAGATTTCCGACGTGATCGCCTCCGAAACCGTGTCGCTCTCCCTGATCGAATACGCCGCGACGAATTACATCGACGATCCTCAAACCACCTCCATCATAGGGGATGGGATCAGCCCGGGAACGCATCCCTACGGTCCTCCTCCCAACGTGACCGGGCTGACGCTCACCGAATTCTGGCGGCAGCTGAAGGACGGAACGTGGTCGTCATGGATCCGGGTGACGTTCGCGGAGCCGTCCAACTATCCGTACACGGCGGCTTACGAGGTCTACTTAAGAGACTGTTCCTCCGGGTCCAACCAGTACGTCATGTACGGTGAGACGCGCTCCGGCGTGTACGAGATCGGACCGGTGAAGGAAGGGGTCCTCTGGGGCGTGATGATCGTCATCAGGACGATCAACGGCGTCCGCTTCTTCCCCTCCGGGGCGTTCGGTTACATCAATCCAACCGGAAAGGTTGGACTACCGACGGCTCCGGCGTTCGTTACTGCGACCTGTACCTTCACCGACCGGGTGGTTCTGAACTGGGCGGCGATCGCCGATACAGATCTCGGCAACTACGAGCTGCGGACGGACCTGAATTGGGGAAATGCGACGAACCGGCTGTACCTCGGGAAGGGAACATCCTTCTGGATGCAGGCGGCGGCAGCGTCTTACACCGTCTACCTGAAGACGATCGACACGAGCGGGAACTACTCGCTGAATTACGCCACGAAGACCCTCACAAACGGCGCTCCCACGGCCCCGAGCGTGACGACGGACTATATCGGCCGGGACTGCATAGTGAAATGGGGGGCGTCTCCCGATCTCGATTTCTCGAAGTGGGTGCTGACGATCTATTCCGACGCTGGAAGGACGACCCTGAAGCGGACGGTCGAGGTGCAAAGCCCGGGGTTCACCTACACCTACGACCAGATCCGGGCGGACTTCGGCGGCGCCGGCGTCCCGGGGACGATCTATTTCCGGCTCGTGACCCACGATATCTTCGGATCCACGACAACCACCGACTTCTCGGCGACGCAGGCGAGCCCGGCGATCGTCCAGTACGACGGCGGGTCCGTGGAACGGGTGAGGATCGGGGACCTCGGGAGCGGGGCCTACGGAGCAAGGTTCAAGGATTCGGGTGGGAATATCACGTTCGAGCAGGGTGATACGCTGAAGCAGAAGTATATGAAACTGGACGACATGGTTATGCTGAAAATATCCAGAGATTTACGGGCTCCGTTTACTGAATCCACTTTTACCGCAGCGGTGCAGACGGGTTCCTATGATGGGACCATTATTGTGTTTATGGACAACGGGTCATACACTTCATTGCGCGTTGGGGCCGTAGACTATAATCTTGGTGTGACAAAAGCCCTTTTTGTAGCTGAAACCGCCACGTATGCAATCGAGTCGTGCTGTGGCAATTTCGAGCCGACGAGCTTCGTGAATCTTTACTGGAACGAAGTCTCTGGTGGTAACGGTGGTTTGTACTATAAGCAGTATTCTTTCTCAGCGTGGGGTGTAAATACGGCAAAGACGCTTGTACAGGCTCAGTCGGTTCGATCGCATAATAACTTAATGCAAGTTGGAAACTTTGGTGCCTTGGTATTCATGGGAAACAGTACGGACCTTTATTATTGCCGCGTGTCCGGCGCGGGTGCTTTTTCTTGCAACCCTGCGGTAATAGCCTCAAACGCTGGATCAGGATTTCCGATCCGTCCCGTGGGTGGATACACAGGCTCCACTTCGCATGTCCTGTACCGAGACGAGGTTACGAGGAATTTATATTATGTGGGTTGTAGTACTACCAACGGCTCCGTTACCTCTGGGCCCACGCAAATCGGGGCTTCGATCGGGACCGGCAGTTATGTCCCGTCCGCGGTCATACTTGAAATGAGCGAAACCCCGGCAAATCAACGATGGATTTTATACTGCCCGAACGGCACGAAAACTACGATATCCATTATTGGAGGCGACGGTGTAGTGTACGCATTAGGAGATTATGCGTGGAGCACAAAGGCTCTTTTTTCAACGCTTAATTATTGCCAGGCACAGTCATATTACGGGAACGATCTGGGTGCGGTGGTTCCCTTCTTGTGCTTGGGGAATACCCACATGTTCGGGCCGGGTAACGACCAACGACTGGCGTTCGCCAACTTCTCATACCGTCGGCGGACATCCGCTAACATGTCGAACAACTTGATGGAGATCGGGATCGTCTGATCTCGAAGGAAATGCCGTCGACCACTGACCCCGCCCTGGCGGGGTTTTTCATTTCAAGGAGGCAACGACCATGGCGGGATTCACGAACAGGGGTAAGAAGAAGCTGCTTGGCTCTCACGTTTTCGAGGCCACGATGCGGGCGAGGGCATACAAGGCGTCCGACAGGATCCAGGCGTATGAGGCGGTACCTCGTCTGCGGAAATATGAGGCGTTATCCCGGACGAGAGACTACGAATCAATCCCGCGCCTCCGGATATACGAAGCGGCATAAAGGAGATCACCATGCCGATCCAGTACGCCGACAAGCCGAAGCAGCCGGGGGAGACGCTCTTCTACAAGATGACATTCGCCCCCGGGAAAGCCCTCGCCGATGGAGACTCCCTCACAGGTAGCCCGACGGCAACCATCCATAAGATCTCCGATGGATCGGACATGAGCGCCACCATGATCGAGGTGTCGACCCGTACCGGGAATGCCATCACCGTCGGGATGAAAGCCGGCACCTCGGGAGAATCGTACAAGATCACCTTCCACTGCGGCACAACCAATGGGGAAACGGTGGAGGAGGATCTCGTCGTGGCGGTTCAGGAATTGTAAGAAAGATACCCGATATCAGGTTCTTCAGGCCCCGCCACTGAGCGGGGTTTTTCATTTTCGGAGGTCCTATGAAGCCCGAATACATCGTGATCCACCACTCGCTGACGAAGGACGGGACGGTGAAGGATTGGGACGCGATCCGCCGCTACCACATCGAGACGAACGGCTGGACGGACATCGGGTACCACCACGGAATTGAACGCGTGAATGGCGTCCTGACCTCGCAGGTCGGACGGCCGGAGTTCATCGAGGGAGCGCATTGCAAGGAGGCGGGGATGAACCGGAAGTCTCTCGGCGTGTGCGTCGTCGGTAATTTCGACCTTGCCCCGCCGGACCTCGAGATCCTTCGGTACCTCAAGGATCTCTGCCTGGCAATCATGGTCAACCACAACATCCCGGTGCAGAACGTGATCGGCCACCGGGACGCGGGACTCATGGCGGGGTTCGACTGGCAGAAGGTCGGCCCGACAGGCGTCCGCGAGTTCAAGACATGCCCCGGGATTTTATGGCCCGAGCGAGGATTCAGGGAACTTCTTTTAGGTACGCTTTAAGGAGAAGGTCTTGCCGAGAGAGAACAGATTCGATAGGGGTAACCCCATTGTCGAGCAACCGATGGCAATTCGGGCAGAGAAGAACTACGTCCGTCATCTTGTGCCCCCCGCTAAGGTGTGCCACATCAAGGCTGGATGCGCCCCATCCGCACATAACACATGCCGTCCCATAAACCTTCTCTGCCGCATTGCGGATTGCAGACCGGCGAGAATACTCAAAGGCCGTGTCAATCTTATGTTGTCTCCACTGATGGCCCCACACAAAAGCCACGTGGTACTCAACGCTTCCGCTGGCATTATCCTTTGTCTTTCTTTTTATCTTAGGAGTTTTGTTTCCGCACCCGCAACGGCAAAGGCCGAATTCGTTTCCTCTTTTTATCTTATCCCTTCTGTTCTTGTTGTACTGTGTGCGGCTTATTTTAAGTTTTTCTTCTCTTGGGAGCCTCTTGAAATGTCCCAGTCTGAACTTCCGGCGTCCGGAAGTCGCCTCGCCGCATCCACAGGCGCAATATCGTTTTGTTTCCATAACGTTATTATCGCTGATTACAAAATGCGTGTAAAGCGTTTTTTACCTATGCACGGGCTACAGATCCAACTGAAAGGCGATCTGTAGGTGGGGCGTTGTCAATGTCAGTGCGGCAAGTGGATGCCGTGGGAAACATTTCTCAGACACTTGGAGATGTGCCGAAAGGAGAGGGCAGATGAAAAGATTTCTGTTCCTGCTGTTAGCGATGGTTCTGGTGTTGACAGTGGTGGTGGTCGCAAAGGCCCAGACCCGCACGGTGTCGTGGAGCCCCGTAACGACGTACACCGACGGATCCCCGGTTGAGGCCGGAAACGCCGTCACCTACTCCGTCTGGAGACAGGACAGCGTGACGTCGGTGATTGTCCAGCTCGCAAACCGTATCACCGCGACTTCCGCCACCTTCGACGATGCGTCCCTGGTGAAGGGTCGCGTCTACAACTTCTGGGCGCAGGCGCAACTCGCATCGGGGGCATCGTCCGATAATTCGGCGGTGTACGCGTGGACACTCCCTTTGGGGAAAGCGGCAACCCCGGCGGGCCTGGTTGTTCAATAGTGAGAAAGTAGGAGGGCGGACATGAGCACCTTGCAGGATATCCTGTCGAAGATATTCGATCAACGCGGTGGAACGTGGGTAGGGGTATCCACCTCCGC